CTACTGTCGACCCTCATCCAGGGGGTTGACTTTCCGGCCTAACCAGCTGTTTCACGGGAGGTTCTTATGTTTGCTAGGAGTCGGGCACGCTATATAAGTAAGACTATGATCAAGACAACTCGTCCTGCCGTAGGCCCTCATGTAGCACTGTCCGTCGCTACGGAGCAAGATGTTGTGATTGAGACAATGGACGATGTGGTTTCACAACCATTTCCACCCAAAGCTTCGATCAAATATCGTATGACCAGAAATGGTCTACGAAAGACACCTTTACCTCCGTTCTATCCTATCAATCCGTTGAATCACGTTATCGTAAGCCGCGGTGAAGGGAGTTCAGTTCTATCGTTCTCCGATCACACAAATACCCATGTACTAACTAGTACGGGGCATAATACGCAGCTTCTCCGAGGCACCCTGCCTTTTGCAGGGTCAGACATCACAGCAGATCCTCCAGGTTATTCTCTGGCGGGTATGATCATGATGGCTCAGGCGAAAGCCTTTGCTCGGTTCGATAGCCCTACCCAGTCATATGGTGAACCTATAGCTGAACTTGATCGCACGATCGCTTTGATCTCAGAGCCACTCAATGAGACTGCTCGCCTAACTAGCCAATATCGCCGAAGGGTTATATTGGTTAAGGATAAAGCAGCATTCCGTCTCCGCTTCATTGACAAAACTGTCAAGAATTGGAGACGAAAACTCAGGGATTGGACTCGAAAGAAAATTGCGCGTGCATGGGCCGTATACTCCTTTGGTATTGCTCCATTGTGGAGAACTATCGAAGACGGTGTCGACCTGTTAGCGGAGGGCCTTAAACACACTCTGGGTAACGCATACAATACTGTATACGGTACACAAAAGTACGTCGGGCCTTTGCAGACAAGTGACACTCCTACAACTATTTCGCCTTTAACAGCGACGTTGCGTAGGACGCGTCAGATCGAAGTTGAGGTAAAAGCCGGTATCGTTAGTTTCATCGACGATATCGACCGATTCTCAACCAAAGTAGGAACGAGGGCGCGCGATATTCCGGTTACTGCGTGGGAATTATTTCCACTCAGCTTCCTGATTGACCGCGTGGTTAATGTTAAGCAAGTTATCCGCTCAACGTTAGCCTTGACCTCGTTGCACGTGAAAGATATTCATGGGTTTCGCGTTGTTCGCAGTCGTGAGCTTAAAAGCTACAACTACAGGAATCTTGCGATTTCTGGCGTGAACAAAGTATTTTCCCAGTCTATGAGACCGTACTTCATTGATACCTTAACGGTGTCAAGGGAGACCTGGAAACCATCCGTAGTGTCGCCGGTCGCTCCTAAAATAGGTAGCGGCTTGCTTTCTACGGCCCATAAAACCTTAGATCTACTTTCAGTTATCCAACTGAACTTAAAGAGCTAATTACGAGGAAATAGTATGGCCATCTCTGGCTCGACTATATTGGAAGGTGCAGCAACCGTTGCAGCTTCGGGCGGCACAGCAGTGACGCTCACGTCCCTTGGTGCGCAAAATGGGAAGAATGTATTTATCTTCTCTACGGATGCTAGTGCCTTAACAGCACGAACACTCACTCTTGGCGCGACACTATCACGGCCCAACCCTAGCAGCCCCGGGGGATATACGCAGAGTCGCCGAACAGGCGCCTTCGCGTTCCCCAAGGTCCGCGCGGATGGGACCCGTGGTATCAGTACCTTCAAGTGGGAGTGTGGGTTCGATATTGAACTCACAGACGCAGAGATAGAAGCAATGTGCGAAACCAGCGGTCAATCGATCGCGGCTGCGCTATTCCTTCCTTTCTACAAGACCGGTAACCTATCCTAACGGTTAGATTCTCGGCTTCCAGGTCTGCTCAAGGTCATTTATGATCCTCTGATGCTTTCCCTGTCCCGTAGTTTGTAAATCCATTCAACTCATTTAGGTAATTAACCTTATGCGTAAACCAAAGAAACAAAAGCTCTTTGATCCTTCAGTAGTTTCGACCGAAATATTGGAGGCAATGCGACACGACCTCGGTTCTATATCAAACCGTTCCGAGTACACCGCGCTGTTCGCTCAGGCCCAAAGTGAAAAACTTCTTAAGAAGTTTATCAGCAAGCCTGACTCTGAGATCGACGAGAAAGCTTATTCTAAGTTTCTTGAAGCTAACAGAGACATGCAGACGTTATCTTACGACTGTATGTGGGATCGTCCATCCACCTCCAATGCGTCTTATAGGGCCTTTGTGGTCCTACGCATGGCTTCACAGCTATGCCATGAGATTCTTGGTGATGGGGACGACGTCGATGAAGTCGCTATCATTATGTCAGCTCGACATAGTGGTGGCGTATCGGCTGGTATACCGTTCTTGGATACCAGTCTAGAACGGAAATGGAAATTTCCGATCACATCGACAGCGGAGGCGGCTCGTTACTTCCCTATCTTTCAGCAGACCTACCCGGAACTCTGGGAGGCCATAAGGCGCCTGAATTGGGATAATCCCTATCAGGAGCCACTGACGATTGTGGAAGGGTCAAAGCTGTGCACTGTTCCAAAGACTAATGAGATTTCGAGAACGATATCTCCTGAACCGACATTCAACATGTACCTCCAGCAGGGCCTTGCCCAGCTGATTTGGGACAAAATTGAACGTTGGGGTCTCTCTCTATCCAAAGACCAAGAGAAACACCGATCCTTAGCGTTCAAAGGCAGTATTACCAATGTTCTTGGTACTATCGACTTTGAATCAGCGTCAGACCGGGTCTCTTGGCAGCTAGTCCAGCTCCTCTTTCCGAGGGTCTGGTCAGCTGCTATAGCCGATACTCGGTGTTCCAAGATCCTTGTAAAGGATGAATGGGTAACCATGTTCGGCGTTAGTACAATGGGGAATGCAACAACTTTCCCCGTTGAAACTTTGGTACTCTGGTCTCTTGCAATTGCTAGTCAACTCGTAAAAACGGGTGACTTAACGTTGACGAAGAGAGCTGTGAGCCAGTCTGGTTGTCACACCTTTGGTGATGACGTTATCATGCCGGCTTCCAGCGTAGACCTCTTTCTAGAAACGACGAAGCGCCTTCGGATGGTACCGAATATCGCTAAGTCCTACTGGAATAAGGAATACTTCAGAGAGAGCTGCGGTGGTGATTTCTTCCACGGCAGGGACGTTAGAGTCTTCTATTTGAGGACTATGCCCGAGGGCCAGTCGAAGTCAAAGTAGAAGCGTGGCTGTACACAGTTATTAATGGGCTCAGATTGAAGTACATTTCGTACTTCGGCCCGTTAAACTACGTGTATGACCGCGCTATCTTCAGACTACTCGTCCGGTACCTCAAGGTCGTCACGAAGGAAATCAAATTCGTGCCGGATCACTTTCCTGATGATAGTGGTATCAAATTCTACGATATAGAGAGGTTCATCCGCGAATATCCATTGCGAATGAGTCCGATCGGTATCGATGAAAATGGATCACTTGACTTTAAGTATCTACGCTTCGTCTTCCCTCTCGAAAGGGAGTGGGATGAAGATATAAGGTACTTTACGATGCTTCGGGATTTCCGAGCCTCTGAACCAGCTCACGACGTCGGACATGGCCAGCTGAGAAGCTTAGCCATGAACTTCGACGTGAGAGAAGACTTGGTTCATAGTTATCGTATCAGGAAGTTGGGTAAGTACGTGCTCTCAAGACCTAAGAAAGAGGAGCGACCCCATGGTTACGGGTACGCTTCCCTCCTCTTGAGTCGTCCACGCTTACGCGTGGTTGACTTAAAGAGGCTCCGTGGTTTTGATGTTACAGCTGTCGAGAGGAAGTCTTAGGACTCCCCCTCTTTACACTCTCTACCCGTTAGGGAGAGGTGTCCCTAAG